GTTGAGTTAACAATAAGGAACATGTGGATACGCTTGATGTAGCGGTCAATGGTGATTGTTTTAGTGGTCGGGTTCCACTCGTAATACTCAGGCGCAATATTGCGTGCCATTCATTTACCTTCCTATATCAACGTAATCGGTGGTATCACGGTTTGTACCACTGTCGTAAAGTTAGTTACTGCTCCAACTGGGAAGTAAATTCCAGTTTGTAACAGTGCATCGTTAAGAAGTAGTTGTCCTACTCCACCATCTCCAGCAGGTCCTTGAATACCTGTTGGACCACGTTCACCTGTTGGACCAGGAGCACCTGCGGCGCCATTAGCGCCAGATGGACCTGCTGCACCAGCGGCACCCGCAGGACCTGTAGGTCCTTGAATACCTGAGGCATATACTAGCGCATTCCAGTTTTGTGTACCATTACCAACTTTAAATTTTCCAGTGTCGAGTTCAAGACCTAGTTCACCTTCTGAAAGAAGGGGGTTAGTTGTTGACCACTCAGACGCCGTACCACGACGTAATTGTAATTTAATTGCCATTAGTTACCGCTCACGTCTCCTCCGTTGATGGTTATAACTCCGCCATAATTAGTTGCAGGGCCGCCACCATCTACGTTCAATAGTGTAGTGCCTGTAGGGCCTGTTGGACCTAGTAAACCTTGATTTCCTGTAGGACCAGTTGAACCAGTAGGTCCAGTTACGCCTTGAATACCCTGAATACCTTGTAAACCTGTAGGGCCCGTTGGTCCAGTATTACCAATTGCAGCAGCAACAACAACTAGCCAGTTTGCTGGGTCATCTACAGGTGTTATGCCTGGAGTAGAGTTGTTGTTTCTACGAACGTATGTACCCTTAAGTGTTGGGGTGTCATAGAAAACTGCTTGATTAGGTTGGTAACTAATACCTGATTGCCAAGTTCCAACGATTGTAAATGGCTGAGGACCTGTTGCACCAGTGGCTCCAGTTGGACCAGTTACAGAAAGACCTTGGATACCAGTGGCACCTGTAGGACCTGCAACACCAGTGGCACCTGTTGGTCCCTGTACCTGACCAGCGTTAATCCACTGGTCGCCATCCCAAATAAATAAGTTTCCAGCTACTAAGTATGGGTCACCAGTTACTGGAGATGGAACAGCCGCTTGTAGTTCAGCAAATGTAGTAAAGGCATTAAGGATATTTAATCCGCGTCCTTGTGGACCTGTTGGTCCAAGAGGACCTTGCGGACCAGTTGGTCCAAGGTTACCTTGAGGTCCTGTTGGACCTGGTGTAGTTGATACTGGACCAGTGTTACCTGTTGGACCGATTGGGCCAACAACACCTTGAATACCTTGTGGACCAGTATCGCCTTGTGCACCAGTTGGTCCTAGTAAACCTTGTGGTCCTTGTACACCAGTTGCACCAGTTGGTCCTTGAATAGCGCCAGCGCTAATCCATTGAGAACCGCCCCATACAAATAGGACACCATTAATTAAATAACCATCACCAGTTCCACCAACAGGCTGTGCTGCTTGAAGTTCTGCAAGTGAGTTATAAGTTCCAAGAACATAGATAGATGCACCAGCAGGTCCAACTGCACCGCTTGCACCTGTGGCACCTGTTGCACCAACGGCACCTGCTGCACCAGGAAGACCTGTTGCACCAGCAACACCTTGTGGGCCCTGAGGTCCTGTAGCACCTTGTGGACCAGGAGCACCAATAGCACCAGTGATACCTTGAATACCTTGTGCACCTGTCGCACCTGTTGGTCCGATATTACCTTGCGGACCAGTAGGTCCAACTACTGTACTAGCTGCACCAGTTGCACCAGTAGGACCAGTTGCTCCTACTGGACCTGCTGCAGTTACTGTAAACGAGCCATTAAGCGAAGAGTCTTCTTCTGCTACAAAATAAAGTGTTGCAGGACCAGTAAACGGTACATCCCAGAATACTGTTCCGCTTGCTACGCCAGCAGCAAAGTTAGTGCTAAATCCTGATGTGTATTGAGCCCCTGAACTGTAGGCGCCTGCTGTGGTCTGTACTCTAAATGTATAACCAGGAGTATCTATAACAATACGATAACGAAGACCGCGGATTACAGTAATAGCTGGGTTTGATAAACCATTAATTAAATATGCACTTCCGCTACGAGTAACGGATAAGTCAATACCACCAGATATACCCTGTGGACCTGTTGGTCCTGGAACTACAGAGGCAGCACCTGTGGCACCAGTAGGTCCTGTAGGACCTTGTGCTCCTGTAAAGCCTGGCTCACCAGCAATAGTAAACTGCCAAGAGCTAAAGATTTCTCCGCCTACGCCTTGGAAGAAGTTTACATCTAGAGTTATCTGAGAGCCATTTACGGCTGTAACATTTCCATCGATAAAGACGTTGTTGTTTGCTACAGCTCTAACAATAGAGTTAACAATGAATGGGTGATTAGCTACGCTAAGAGTAAATGTCTTAAGACCAGTACTTAAGGTAATTGGTGTTACTGATGTGATTCCAGCAAAGCCTTGACCAACTGCACCAGTAGCACCTGTAGCTCCAGTAGCACCCGTTGGACCTACGTTACCTTGAAGACCAGAGAATCCTCGTTCACCTTGAACACCAGTAGGTCCTTGTGGTCCTGCAAAACCTGTTGGACCAGTTGGTCCAGTTGGTCCAATGTCTCCCTGTGGTCCTTGACTACCTTGAAAACCTTGTGTTCCTCGTGGACCTGTTGCACCTGTTGGGCCCGCGATTCCTGAAGGACCTGTTGGACCTTCTAGATTACCGACATTCTTCCATGCGGAAGTTACGGTATCCCAAATAATTAAATTGCCGTTAGCAAGTAACCAAGCTTCGCCAGCCACACCTGTTGGTCGTGCAGCCTGTAATGCAGCAAGTGTTTCGTACTCTCCAAGAAGATTTAGTCCTTGACCAGGAGTACCAGCAGGACCAGTAGCACCAGCTAAACCAGAAACACCTTGAGGTCCTGTTGCGCCAGTTGGACCTGCGTTTCCTTGGTTACCTTGTGGGCCAGTTGCTCCTGTACGACCTGTAGCACCTGTTGCGCCAGTTGCACCTGCAGGAATATTTAAAGTATCAAATACCCAAGCGTTGTTACTGCGACGGTACAAACGTAACTGTGTGGCGTTTCCATTAACGCGAACAAATGCCCAGTTAGTTGGAACAGGGCTTGGGTTTGCAGCTTGAAGGTCAGCTAATGTGTCGTAAAGACCTAGATAGCGAGAGTAATCTCCCTGAGGACCTGTAGGGCCAGTCGGACCTGTAGGTCCAGTAGGTCCACCCAGAATACCTGTAGGACCTGTAGGCTGTGGATACCAGTTACCGTTATCTGGCGGAACTATAATAATGTCTGGCATATCACTCCACCGTTGTCACTTGCTGGGTTACGAATGTCTGTCCTCTTAAAAAGGTTCTTTGGAAATTGTTATCCACTGATGATGTGGCTTGTAGGTCCCAAAAACCTCTGACTGGTAGATAGCGTGTGTCCTGTTGTGGTAGCGAAATTCTAATACGTCCAGTCTGAACGTCCACAATTGTAACATTGAAGGCTACCCACCGAGTAGGTGAATTTGGGTAAGTTCTAATCTCTGCTGAGAACTCTAAATTAGTAACAGGGGCTCCAAGGATAAAGTCTTGAGAGTAGCTATCGCCCTGGTTCATAACTAAATCTTGCACCTGGATTGTGGATGGGAAGGTCTGTCGACCAATCATGTCGTTCTGTATATACACGCGCTCTGGCTTGCGGCCGTCATCAAACTCTTGTGGCATGTAGATAGGAACAAGCTTATTAGTGCGCTTAGATGAACGACGTAGGTTACCAACCTGAATACGCCATAGGCCTATATTTAACTGAGCACATAGAGAGCGGTATTGCTCTTGACGCTGTGCAATCATCCCTGTCAATTGAGCGTAACGTTCACTTCGTGGGATTACCACGCCGTCTGGAGCTGTGATATTAATATCAAAAGCAGCATCTGTTGCTAGAACCCAGAGGGCTTCAATAGTAGCTAGGATAGCAATTGGGTATTCTTCTACAGCAGGCAGAGTTGCCATAGTTACTCTACTACCGTAGGCATCTGTTCTTTCGTATGTATGCTGTTCAATAGCTGTATTAATAAAGCGTGTGATGTCAGCATCTGAGAAGTAACGGTAGGCTGTGCCATTAACGGTGAGCACTTCACCAGCAGAAACTGGGTTTAAAAATCTAATGATTCCAGTATCAACCTCTAGCTTATAACCAGTAGGGGCTGGAACAAATGTTTGAGAGACTCGTACTAAAAGAGTGAAAGGGTCTACAGGCTTATTATTTAAATAGAAGGCAGTAGTAGTTCCGTCACTAGTTGTGACAAACTGGAACTCCTTTGGCTGGTCACCCAACTCAAGACGAGTTCTAGAGATTAGGTCCGACAACAGGGCCACTAACTACTCCTAACTATAGTAACGAAAAAGCGGGCAAACCTAAGTGTGCCCGCTGATTCGCCCATTAAATGCTAGATAACTCCAGCGAGGTAGCCCTTTTCCTGTAGGTGTTGAGCTACGTGCTTGGACACTTTGTACTTCTGTCCAGCCTTAAAGCTATAGAAGTTTCCTACTCCTAGAGTCATGTTCTCGATGTCTTCTACGACACGGATTACAACTGAGTCTTCTTCTTTATTAGCGACTACAGTTACAGAATCCTCAATCACAGTTGCTCTATTTGGAATAGTAGCGTCTACAACTTCATCAAGTTTAATTTGGGCTTCAGCGGATGCCATAGACATTTCTGATGCACGTGCCTGAAGTGCTTCCTGGTTTTCAGAAATCATCTTCTCACGAGCGCGGCCAGTAACGTCTGATGGTTTTACTTGTCTTGCCATGTATATTCTCCTAATTAGTGTCTGTTGAGTGGGCAGTTTTTAGACGTACCCAGGTCTGTGGATTAGTTGGTTTCTGCAATAACAACAGACTGGTCAGTAATAAGACCAAGACCGAAGATTGAGTACCAAGCAAGTGCGTGCTCACGACCGAAGTCAAGAATACCACCGTCACGGAGTTCAACTGGAAGAGAGATTGCGTGACCGAATGCGTTATCTCCAATGAAGATAGCGTCATAGCGGTCTGAACCACCATTACCTGTGAACTGTGCTGGAGTGATGTAACCTCCACCAGGTGTAACAGTTGGGTTAGCAACTGCTGAGTCAGCGGTGTAAGAAGTTCCTGCACCACCAGCTACCTTACGTACCTGTGTTGTTTCGATGAATACGCAGTCGTACAAACGACCAACTTCACCGAGCATGAAGTTACCAGGAGCAGCGTACTTAGTTACTTCGATAAACTCTGGGTTATCACGAAGCTGACGGCTCTGGTGTGGGTGGATAAATGCAACGTAAGTTTCGCCCAAACGTGGGATGTTCTTGGTTGCAAGTGTCTCAACAACGTCCTTAACTGTATGTGGTGTTAGGAGGAAGTTACCTGTCATGCTTGCACGGTTTGTACCCTTTGTGCCATATGCATACCAGTTGTTTACTGCTGAGAGGCTAGAGCGGTCTTCACCGTAGATGGTTGAAGTCGCTGCGTAAAGTGTGTCGCGTGATAGCTGGTCTAGGTAGATAGCCATGTTACGACCAAGAAGACGTGAAGCAGATGCCATTACGTCATCGAATGATGCGTTAAGAAGAAGCTCAGATACAGCAAGAGCATAACCATGCTCTGTTACTGTGATTGAGAACTGCTGTGCTGTAAGCGCATTTGTCTGCATACGAACACCTTCGACAAGTGCATTAGCAAAGCCGAGGTTGTTGTAACGCATGAAGTTAATCTGTAGACCAGGTGCAACACCAAGTTCAGTCTTCTTGACTGCGAACTGCTCAAAGCGAAGGATAGGCATTGCCTGGAAAAGGATTTCCTTTGACCAGATTGTCTGAATCGCTTGAGTCAACTGTGTGTTTGTACCTGAGTACGCTGTTGGGGCTGCGGCTAAATTGCCAGTACCCGTAATACCAGATGCCATTTTAGTTGTTTACTCCTTGTAGGTTGGATTTGGGATTGTGGGATTTACCCGAACAAGCCGCGAGACTTACCGCGAGCAGTAGCGCTCATGATACGTTCTCTGTATTTTGCATAATCATTCATCGACATTGACTGAATATCTTCAGCCGTTAACGCACGTTGCTCCGAATTGTCGTCCATTGGTCCGAGCGGGGGCGTGGTTACCCTTGTCCCCGTCATTTCTTTGCGGGCATTTTGCATTGCAAACTGCGCCGATTCAAGAATCTTGTTTGAACGTTCTTTCAAACCCTCAATACTTGCTTCTACTTCTTCGCGGGTATTGCCGCTAATTAGGTCTACAAGTTCTGGGATAATGTTTTCGCGTTCTGCTTCTACACGTTGTGAACGGTAGTTCTGCAGGTCAGCAAAAGTTCTTTCGCGTTCCAGAAGAGCGAAGGCACGTTCACGTTCTTGACGCTCACGCTCCAACTGCTCCTGCCACTCTGCTTCCTTAGTCTTAAGTAAAGAGCGAACATCCATGTCATTCTCAAGAGCTTCCTGCTGTTGCTTAGCCTTAGCTTCTGCTTCTGCAGCACGTGCAGCAAGTTCTGCTTCACGCTCTTTTTTAATGCCATCTAGTTCTTCCTTCAGCTTATCAATCTGAGGATAGAGTTTTTCTTTTTCCTGGCTACGAACTTTAACCAGGTCTTCTTCCGTATAAAATTTGGAAGTCGCCTTAGTAGTAGGTGCGTCAGCGACAACAGAGTTGCCTGACGACTCAGCTACGACTGGAACGGTTCCTGCTTCAGCTGCAAAAGCCTCTGCATTTAGTCCTGCTGTTTCCATACAAGATTCCTTTTTCTCCTAGGGGTCGTTTTCCGAATGCCATTACTGGCGTAACACATATGACCAAACGTTGTATCTATTGTCTTTGTTAATACAAAAAATGTCAGGGTAAACCTTTATTTTTCGTACTCTTCTGGTACGCGCCTCTGTGGGAGGACCGTGCCATAAGCTTCTGTTACCAGTTTATTGCGTAGGTCTGCTTCGCCCATATCGGCGGCCATCAGAGCCTCGTCTATCGTTCCTGGTAGTACTGCTGGAGCGCCTGGCATCGCACCCTCTGTTAGAGGTGCGCCTGGCTTGCCTCCAGTTTCTGGATTAGGCATGGTGCCTGTAAGTTCAGCAATTTCTTGTTCAATCTGGGTCTGGAGAAGCTTAAGGGCTCCATCAGCCACAGCGTCATCCATAAGTTCTTGACGGATTTCATTAAGCTTATCGCTTGGGAAGGACTCACCAAGTGAGCGGAGTGCCCCTTCCTTAGACTCAAGTCCTAGGGACAGCATAGATTGAACTTCGTTAAGCGCAATCAACTTATCCAATGGCAAAGGCTGAGGGAAGTGAACGTAGGTTTGGTAAGTAAGTGGGTCGTTAGGGTCTAGACGGTCTACTTGACCTGTCTTAAGCTTTACGTTACGTGTTGGGTCCCAGATAAGCATCTCTGGCTCTTTTACAGCAAGGCTGCGGATAATAAGCTGATTAATCATCTCGAGACCACGTGCGTACTGAATAATCTTCTGGTGGTAACGGTTCATCAAAGGTTGGAACATGATAGATAGCGCAACACCAGATGTATTAGAAATTGGCTGTGCCTGACCAAGTGCGGTCTCAGGTACACCAACCATTTCATGCATAGACTTCTTGAGCATTGCTAGGAAGTCCATAGCGCCCTTTAGTCCTTGTGAGCCACCTTCTAGGTTTTCTACCTTCGCGTCTTTTGGTAGACCGCCCCAGACCTTGTTAGCGCCCTTTTCCAACTGTGAAGCTTTGGCACCAATGATGACTGTGACGGGAGCAGCATGATAATTAACGATGTCAGCGATGTCAGTAGCAGTCTCGTTATAAGTACGATTAATATTAATAATGTCAAAACAATCAGCAAGACCCCAAGGGCTACCGCTAATACGAATATTTGGAATATGAACAACGGGAATAGTACCAAGCGGGTTAGGGCGCGAATCAATAAGTTCATCATTGATGTATTCCTCAATACTGTCGTCTGTAAGAATCTCAGTGTACGTAAATACCTGACGTGTACCTTCGAGTGATGTGCCCCAGAAACGGTACTTTAACTTAAAACGGATAAGGCGCTCGCGGTCATGTGGGTGAAACTCTGGAAACGCAAATGATGCGTTAAGTGGAAGGATACGAACACGTCCTGGGTGCTTCATTCCTGAAGAGTCTTCCCAAGGTTCTTCGTAAGCAACCTTTACAAAGCAGTCACCAGATACTGTTCCCTGTTGACCCATTTCCCATAGGACTGTTGCCTTGTTGTTATCTACTTCCCACACACGTTCTAGTAGGTCTGGGATGATTGCTTCAGTCTCACGTGGACTACGGAAGTCAACACCCTTACCAAAAGCAAAGTTAATAATAAAATCTGAGAAAGCACGGTAGTAATTAAGTACTAGCTGGCTATCGCCAATCTGACGGCGGTATGAATAATGGTGGCCAAGATACATCGCCCAGTTAAGTGAATAACGATTTAGGCGTGGGCCATGGACTTCAAACTCCTCATCTGCCAACTCGACCAAGCCGAGTGGAGAAATGGAGATGGTTAAGTCGCTAGATGCCGCCCTATACGATGGGGGCGAAAAGTCAATGCCGCTCATTTCACCTTCTCTAAACTAGAGTTAAAGGGTACCACTAAATCTATATTAGTGAAACCGCTCGCCATGGATAAGTTTCTTACCTACTGGCTTGGTAACCTTTTTCTTCTGTTCTTCTTCTTTTTTCTTCTGCGCCTCGGCAACATAGTCTCGAAGGCGTGGGTCTACGTCGCGCTTAGAGTTAACATACTGACCACCCATTGCGTTGTATCTAGAGTGAATCCAGTGCCCACGAGCAGGTGAGTTCTTGGAGAACTTACTATTTGCTTGAGCAGTAATCATGTTCCAAAGTTTAGGATTAGCGGGTTCCCGCTCTTCCGTTTCCTTTGCTTCTTTTCCTCTAATCAGTGCCATCGCTAATCCTTATAAAATGGGAAGCCCACCCCCGCAGCTGTTCGAATGTGCTGAACGGGGGTGGGAAACCTAACTAGTCGTTTACTACAGCTGGGTTGCCAGACTTCTGTGGACCGCCGCTACGATTAACTTCTTCGAAACGGTTGTCGCCATGGTCAGCAAACGCACCAGATGAAAAGTCGTTAAGACTTGCTGGTGCTGAAACCCATGCAGCAGAACCTACGTGAGCACGCTCACGCATTGTTTCTTCTGCAGTCTTTGTGTGAACAGCCTTATTACGATTTGGACGACCTGCAGCTGGTTCGTATCCCTGCATAGCACCAGTGGTGAACTGTGTTGGGATGTCTGTGTCTGTTGCAAGACCTTCTTCAAAGCGTAGTGGGCCACGCTGTCCTGGTGCAGCAGGTGACATCTTACGGTCGTAAGTGGTACCTGGATTCTCAGGGAACTTAGGTGTTGGGGCAATTGCCATTTTTTATACTCCTTATTAAAGGGTTGAGGACCTCGTGTAAAAGTGTCCTACTTATTGGACGTAAAGTCAGGCTAAACGGGTAATTACCTGCTGAAGAACGGAGATGTTGACACCTCTACAGAAGGCATTGTTAGGTCTAAGGTTAGAGCGCAGGCTATTGCCAAAGAGTCTGCATAGTCATCGTGGGCATGGGCTTCATCAGGGGCATGGGCAAGAAAGTTAGGACCAGTAAATTTAGTTTCCAAATCCACCATTTGTTGGTAAAAACGCTTCCATCTACGCAACTGACGAGTCTTAGCGTGGGCAGGCCATCCGACCATACGACGGTCAATAAGGGCCTTGAGGTGTTTCCAGCGCTTAGATTGCTCTGGCTGGCTACTGCCTATGGAATGTACTTCTGCTCTTGGGATGAGGAGTCGGAGTCTTTGTGCAACCGCATCACCCACGCCGTTAGCGTCAACCCCAACAGCAAGTACGTCGTAACTAGATAAGAAGTTAACGATTTGAAAATATTGGTCTTCCCAGTCATCACCTTGTAGCTCCAACCAATCTAGGACACGGTGGTCAAAATATCCAAACTCATCTGGACGGTCCCAATCTACCCAGACTACTGTTACAACTGTAGAGTCTAGCTTACGTGCGGGGTCAATACCAACTACCACAGGGGAACGATGCCAAGCCTTTACAACCTGCTGAGAGGTGTCGCCCAGCTCATCCATAATAGCTGAGGTTACAAACATACCTCTTTCCAGCAACCACTTACAGCAATATGACATCTGGAACTCGTCGGACTCTTCACCAATACGTAGTTTTTCTTTTTTTATGAACTTCTCGTAGTTAGCGTTGCACTTAGATACGTCGCGGTAATCCCACTCAAAGTGGTTTTGGCGTTTTCCTCTAGTTGTCTGTCTGCGCTTGTTAATTTGAATAGAGCGATAGAAGTTGTTCTTATGCGTAGTTGGTGTGCCAGTCTTAACCATGGTTCCTGAGTAGTACGCAAGCATAGGGGAGATAGACTTGGTAACAACAAAGTCGTCAGCTTCTTGACACTCATCAATAACAATAAGGTGGAAAGACTTAGATTCAATCTTTGCACGTGGGTTAGCGGTCATCATCATAAGGCTACTGCCCGAGTTTTTTAATTTAATCTGTCGTGTTACTCCAGGTACCTTACCCAGGCTGTCATCAATCTCTGGGTCACCTAAGATTTCTAGCGCACGTTCACTAGTAAGCCTATTAACAGTACGGCCGAACAGTGTTTCTACCTGGCCTTCAACTGGGGCAAACATACCAATCCACACACCGTTTATAAACTTACCTAGTAGGTCTGGATACATCTTTGCAAGGCGTGGCAAAAGCACCATTAGCGTTGCTACGGTATTAGCAATTGTTTCAGACTTACCTGACTGACGTGCTGCTAATGCAGTTATTTCTTCACCGTCGTTAATAAGTACAGACTCAATGATACGACGCGCAAGCGGCATTTGATAAGGGTGTAGCTCATGCCCAACTAGGGCGTTCATAAACTCAATGCAACGGTCTATTAATTTATTTACAAACTCTTTAGACAGTTCATCAAGTTCTACCTCTTCATCCTCGGGCTCTACTTCCTCTGGGATGTCAGGTAGGAACTCATCTTCATCTTCTTCTAACACAATGTTGTTGTCCATAATAACCTTAGTCTAGAGTAAAACAAAAACCCTGTGCTGGTAAGCACAGGGTTTTTGCACCATCACACGGAAGTAGAAGAGAGAGGTAGATATAGTATATCAGCGAGTCATGCGTGCGTGCAACTCGTGGGTTACAGCATGGACGGCTTCAGCACCCTTTAAGGCCTCTTCCAAATATACGGAGTCTCTGCTCTTTGTGTACATAGACAGGCATTTGCCAACTTCAGTTAGCGCCTGGTCAATCCAGGACTCAAGCTCTCCTGTAGGTATCCTGGAAACCCTTTTTGCCAGCTTTTCTGGAAAGGGCTTATCCCAAGGTTCCTTTTTAAAAAAACTCATCATATTTACCGTCCTCTGGTACCCAAGCTTTTCTACCCTTCATAGCGTCTAAGACTATCCTATCGATAGCCTCATCGTCATCAAGGGATATTACAGGTCTTTTATAAAAAAGGCCAACATAGTAACCAGGCTCAGTAAAAGGCAACCTAAAGACTAGACACTTACCTTTTCTAAATGGGTAATCAGTTTCTTGGGTAGAGCCGACCTCTACCACAGGCAATAGTTTTTTATGCCAGTATCGTAGTTTTCCGCCGTATAGTGGTCCGATAGTTTGCATTAGTCGCCTTGTTGCCGTCTCTCGTCTAAGCCTTCTTCTAATATTAAGGTCTGTTGAAGTCTAGCAGAAGACTCAGCAGCGTACTCAAATCTTGTTCTTTGCTCTTCTGTCATCTCTAATGGGTCTGCTGGTCCCATATGCGGCCATCGGTCTAAACCACTTGACGCTAGGTACTTGCCAGTAGAGTCGGTGTTCTTTAAGTTTTCAAAGTGCGACACTGGGCAGTTTTCATACTCCCACCATGCACCATCCCTAAATACAACATATAAAGAGCGCTTATCAAAATCATAAGCAATTGCCTTTGCTCTTGGTCGTATTGGGTTTGTAGTGTTAGCAGCTAGCTGCTTAAACCCCTCTGATGGAACAGCAACTTGGAAGCGCTGGTCTACAGGGGTTTCGACACCAATCTTATCGGCCATACCTTGAGCAAGGTTTAGGATTCTATTAAACCGCTCTTCTTGGTCTTCAAAGTAACGACCCTTTTTGTTTTTAGCCACAGATATGGTCCTCGGTTTCAGACTCTCTTACTCTCACCAAACAACGGGCACAGCGAAGGTACTTCTCTGGTTTAAAGTTGTTTTGTGCAGTAGCGCCAGGTTCAAACTCTACATGTTCAGACGCGCTAATAATCTCAGGTTCAGCGAACATCTCATCAGGAAACGGACCTCTAGGGGCAGTTACCTTTTTAGGAACGGGGTGGGTTTGAACGGCCTGTCGTCTATCTACGCGTACTGCGAAGATTGGCTCATCAAACATTACTCGGCCTTAGGTTCCTCTACAGGCTCTTCTTCTTTTGTAGCCTTCTTTTTAGACGGCTTCTCTTCAATAAATTCTACAAGCGGGAAGTGACCGCTATCAGCACGTGCTTGTAACCAGTTTGGTAAACAAGGTGCACAGTAATTAACTGGGTTTACTCCAGGGTCTGCATGTGTATATAGAGCATCTTTATCACAGTTATCGCATTTTACTTTTGCCATCGGGTCCTCCTAATAAAAATGGGAGGGCGGTTTGCCGCCCTCCCACTAGTTTACTTGGAAGCTCCGATTCCGTAAGCCTTATCTTTAGGATTTAAGGCCTTGGCTAGAGGACCGACTAGACCAGCAATAAACGCATTAACGAGTACTGAAGGCTCAGTCTGACCTGCCATGTATAGTGCTACAACGGAAGCGAGCGCAGCGCGGATATATGACCCTGCAGCTGCTACTAGTTGTTCTTTATTCATCTTGCTCCTTTTACCCCTTGTGATAGTGGGGGTATAGGAATACTACTCGTTCTTTCCAATTTCCGCTAGGTGCTGGGTGAACTGGCCTTCCAGCTTAGCGACGCTAATACGTAGCTCAGTAATCTCTGAGTGGATTTGATTGACGGTATCTTTCATACTGCCCCCGCCGTTGGGCTTAAGTTCGTGAACAAAGTTCTTCAGGTATGACTTTAATACCCATGATGTGGCTGCGATGATAGCAGCTCCAAAAGCTGCGAATCCTGAGAGGACGCCAGCCCATTCAACTAATGACATATCTCATTCTCTTTCTAATATAGAGTATTGATATGTGTCGTCCGATATGCATAAAAAATGCGGAAATACGTACATATAGTAAATACTTAAATAACGTTTTTGTCACATTAAACAAAATATATTTACTTCGGCTTGACTCTTGCCGTAACTCTGTGGCAGTCTAGTTCTTGAAAGGCTCCAGTAATGGAGCCTTTTGCTACTGAGAGGAGCAATCAAATGCTTAATATCAGAAAAGATACAATGGATAAAGTGGCTGTATTTGCAATGTACACACTGTTGATAGGAGGCCTACCGCACGCAATTGCTAACGCAAATGAAGCGGATGGGACGACTGTAACAGTACAAGTAGATGCTGTGGACCCACTTGACCAGTACAGAGGAGCAAAAGAACTGTCAGATACAGAACTAGTTGACCTGCTTAGCGCGGTTGGTTTTGAGGGAAAAGCCCTCAAGGTCGCCTACGCGGTTGCTAAGAAAGAATCTAACGGTCGCCCCTTAGCCCATAACGGAGATGTCTCCACAGGTGACAATTCCTACGGGATGTTCCAGATTAATATGCTGGGAAGTCTCGGAGAAGATAGACGGGAGAAATTTGACCTCAAAACAAATAAGGAACTCTTTGACCCCGTGGTTAATGCAGAAATAGCTTTCTACATGACTAACGGTGGAAAAGACTGGTCCTCCTGGAAAGTGTACCCAGGCCAGACGAATGGAAAAAGATACGAGGAACACCTAAAGGCGTTCCCTAACTAATAACCCTTTAAATAAAAAAGCCCCCAGCCATTGGCTGGGGGCTTTTTGCTTGGGTGCTTATGAAGCTGTTGCCCAAGGTGTAATTGAGATTGTTGCTGTTGAAAGAACATTTGCTGTTCCTGCCGCAACTGTCTGGGACTTGATAGTTCCAGCAACTGCCACAACTGAACCTGTAATAGCTGAAAGAGCCAAGACTGTGGTTGCTGTGGTTGTAACTGTGAAGGTGTTGTCTGTAAGGCGTGTAACTGTGTAGGTGCCGTTGACTGAAGCATCGACAGAAGAAAGCGTGACCTTGTTGCCAGTAACATAGCCGTGTGAGGCTGCGGTAATGGTTGTGGTTGTCTGACCAGCTGTGCGTGCTGCTGCTGTAACGGTTACAGCTGCGTTTGTAGCTGCTGAAGCTGTAGTGATGTTAGCTGCTTCGTAACCAGCGTCCTTAAGCTCATCAAGAGCTAGAGCTGTTGTCTCACCAAGTACGTTAGGTACTACGATGAATGTGATTCCAGCGCCGTCATATGCTGTAAGAGCGTTTGTTGGCTGAACCTTGCCGTACCACTGTCCTGTAATTTCACCAGCGTTAGCTGCGTTAGTTACTGTGAACTTTAGTGCGTCTGCTGAAGCAACTGTTGCTGAAGATAGGTTGTATGCAGAGGCTGTTAGGCCTGTGATGTTTACAACGTCGCCAGCTGAAAGCTTGTTCTGTGATGTGTATGTAACAGTTGTGCCGTTACCTGAAGCTGCTGTAATCATGTAGTTACCTGCGCCTGGTAGGAATGATGGGTAATCGTTCCATTCAGCTTCTGCAACTGTGTGGTTATTGCTAGTTGCAGGGACTAGACGTGCGCTTGGGTTGGTGGTGTAGCCAGACCAGTCGTAGTTCTGGCTTGCATCAGCAGCTACAACAGTTGTAGTGCCTCCGTCTGTGCGCTCGTCGTTTGGCTGCATAGGGTAGTTACCCCATACGAAATCTACTCGAACGTTTCCTGCTGAGTCGGTAGAGTTACCGACGTTGTTAGTTCCAGCTGGGGTGTTACCGACAGCAATGGCGTAAGCGCCAGTAGCTAGGTCTGAACCCACTGGTAGTGGTGAGTTATAACTTGACATTTTTACCTATTCTCTAGAGTGGTAGTGACGCCTGATATCGGGGGCGCTGGCTACTATTGTCTAAGAGAACGAGGTAACTGTCAGCCTCTACTCATTGACATCAGGTGCGTGAAGATTTAATTTGGTCTTATGGTTATGAGGCCAGTCGGGCTTGGTCTTGTCGTACCTTACCCCTTTTATATAGTCCCTAGTAAATGAGCTACCGCCCTGAGAGTCAATGCCCGCCCTGTATGCCGAGAACTCTCTGTAATGACGATTGATTTCAGGGTCGTCATCAATTCCCTTGTGTACTAGCTTAAACTCTTCTAGTTGAGTTTTATGTATAGGTATAAAAAATAAAACTGGGTCGCCTTTTTTAAAGGTAACAACCTTATTAACCTCAGTAATCTTCCAGTTCATGGTTGGCGACATGTATATCCAATCACTCTCAACAATTCCTGATAAAGGAGTGGCGCCTGGTATTACCAGGTTAGGCCCTCCCATAAACCAAAGATTCCATTCTGGAGAGGTTCTAGGGATGGCATTTAAATGGAAAGTAACAACCCCGTTACCAGTCCCGTTATCAACAAAGGAGTCTTTTCCACAGATTATGGTTGTGCCTTGAGCGCTTGGGCTGCCGTCCCACACAACCTCTACGTCATGAGGAAGTCTCACACACCACCCGTGGCGTGCTGCATAAGTCATAGGCAAACACCTGTAGGCGTAGGAGTCCATTAAGGTGTTCATCCACTCCCTATCTACAGGGCTCTGCTCTATGGGCAACCTTTGACCTTTAGCGAACAGGTGATAAAATTCAATTTCCATTTTTATTAGTGTACCAGCCGTAAAACAGCTCTCCTAAATCGCATCCCACTATTTTGTATAAATCTGATAAAGGTCTTACATCGAACAGTTCTTCTGGACCAACAGTATTATTTTTCATAATATTTATGATTCTGTCAGTTGTTGGCGCTCTTCTATCGTTATGCTCTTGGGGATAGTCAATCCACAGCTTTGGCCTACTAAAGTCAATAGACTTAGACTCATTCATATGGTACAGGGGAGGGTCAGCGGGGTTATAAACATCCCAACCAGCAGTGTACGCTCTAAGGCTATTTATTATCTCTTCTCCCCAAAACCCAACCCATTCAGGTTGCAGAATTTTTGTAAAAAAATCGCGTTTTCCAAATATAAAATGCCCACAGAGGTACCAACCCAGCTCTAGCTCTTGTTCTTTTGCGTCTAAAGCATTGGTAGGCATAGGCACTAGCTCATGGTGTTTATAAAACGTTTTTTCACTGTCACCAGTGTTAAACACAAAACGAGCAAACGTTCTATACCTTCTTATAAATGCCTCTGTGTGGTTTTCCATGTAGTACCACTCAGGTAAATATACGCTTATTAAAGCTTTTTCATTATTTATTGACTTATGCAAGTCTAAAAGTTTTGTATCCCACCCCTGGTCAAAACGGGTATGTGAGTCTATTTGTAGGACGTATTCTTCGTCGTATAGCGGGCACATGGCCCTATTTCTACACTGACATACGCTAAATATTTGCCCAGGCTCTTGAACGTCTACCCTAACCCTATTTTCATAGGTATTGGTTATGAGGTTCTCGTCGGCTTTTTGTTGCAGAAAAACACCGACTGTTATTTTACTGGGGTTGTCAGCTTTACAAAATAGGTCGTCAATAGTTGACTGTATAACAGGGTCTCTGTAACAAGCAATAGTTACATAGATGGTGTTAGGTCTTGTCCCCATTTTCCTATCGGACACTCCGCATTCTTAAGTAGTGTTTTAGCCTTCATTATGCATCCACATTTTGTGCACTGTGTTGTGGCGCTTATAAAGTGCTCGCACCCTTTGCAAAGGTCGTACCTAGAAGCTGCTATATCATTTGTAGTTCTTTGAGCGGGGTCAATAAGATGCCAGGGACGTGACTCCCCAAGGTTTTTTTTCCATTGCTTCCAAGCTGATGTTTTTTCTTCTGACATTATTGCCCCTCAATAGGTGCGACAAAGTTTGAACCATCCCATGTCCACCCAGCTAGAACTGGGCTATCTAATGGAATTGGCACTACCTTTGGGTCAGACGAAAGACCAGCAATACAACGTTTTTCTACATCTTGAAGGTCGTGTATGTTTTTTTCATCTAAAGAGATAACACCAAAAACGTCACCCTCTGCAATAAAAGCAAACTTATGGGTTGCTTCGTGTAGTTCTGTGCCCATAGGCAACATATCATCCATATCTATATCCTATCATATCTCGCTGAAGCATCGGGAAGAAGACAGACATCTGCCTCGGAAATCTCTACAAGCACAGCTTGATGGTGGTGGTGGAGGTGGCGTCGCAGGCGGAGGAGGAGGCGGTGAGGCTACACACTGACAGACACCCCCAACGATACGCCAAGTACCAAAGCAAGGACCTGCACATGTAGGAGTTGCACTCGGTGGTGTAGGAACAAAAATTGGTGGAGAAGCAGGGGGTGCAGCAGGAGGGGATGCTGGCCCTGCTACGGGAACGCAAGAGCCAGGAATAGTTGTATTTGGACAACTTCCACCCGTCCAACAATAAGTAGCATTTCTAGTACCTGATGGGCAGGTTGCGTCAGAAATTGTTGTTGGATAAGAAAGAGCAGAGTCGCAGTTTGAACAAGGGGGTGCGCCGCAGTTACCATTTGCAGTAGAACAAGGCAGAGCAACAGGTGCAGAACAGCTAAGTGTAGGAAAGGAAGTGCTGTAGGCTCCAGTACCGCCTTGAACGGAGCCTCCACCCTGAGTACACGACAGGCTTGCAAAGTATTGTGCGTCGCTAAGTGTTTGAAGGCTTTCCCCATACTTTAAGGCATAAGTACCGCCAGTATTACAACAAACGGTATATTTATAAGTGTTTTGGGTACTTGGACCTGTTGGACCAGTTCCTGTAGGGCAACCAGTACCACTTGATGGCATTGTAAAGTTAGCAGTAGATGTGGCACTAGTGCCACTGCCGTTTAATCCAGAGTACACAGTTAGTGTTGCAGTAGCGGTTTGCCCACAGAATTGACTTGGGCTTGCACAACCCCAACTAAGTCCACTAACGCCGCTTGTAGTCCCGTTAACTATGCCCGAGCTACAACCAATTGCTGAAGCTGACCATGATGCGTATCCGAATGCGCTCCAGGTAAGATTAGGAACAATAGGCGGCGCCCCATCCACAGCAAACGCCGATGCTGTAAACGAGGTAATACCGATAGTAGCACCGCCCTGACTAGGTGGCGGCGGAGTTGGCGGAGGAGGTGGTGGCGCAGGGTTTGACGGGGTTACTGTTCCAGAAGCAGTTGAAGCCTCTCCAGTGCCGTTTTCATTAGTAGCAGCTACAGTAAAGTTATATGTAGTACCAACTGTTCCACTAAAAGCGTATGTTGTAGAGGTGCTATTTGTAACAATTGGAGACCCAACAGTAGGTGTGATTGTGTAACTGGTTATAGCTTTACCAGCATTTGATGGTGCTACCCAGTTAAGAGTTATACCTCCACCATTACCTAAGTTAATTGCGGTTAGCGAAGTTGGGCGCCCAGGAACAGTAGTCGCTGTATCTGGACCTACCTCTGAAGAATCAGCTGAGTCAGAAACAGAGTTTCTTGCTCTAATCTTATATCTATATTTAACACCTGAGCGAAGACCTGTAAAAACAAATGAATTTAAATCAGTTACTGTTTGAGTAACCGCTACGTTATCTTCCGCTGTTGCTGTGATTAAGTAATCAATAATAGGAAGCTTGCCATCAAAAAGGGTAGGGTTAAACGTTAAAAAGGTAGCGCCATTGTTAAATGCACGTCCAGAACCAGAATCTGAACGCGAAGCTACAGAAGGAGGTAGCGGAGGTACCTTCTTCTGAGAATCACTGACACCAGGATAGATTGGCATTAAGCAGTCAAATCACCAGAGAGCCACCAGGTGTTAGCTGCTACTTTTACCAAAGTAGCGCCTGACCATCTAGCACGAAGCTTTAGACCAGGTGTAGAAAAAACGTTTTGGCTTGCAAACACTACGTTACCTACTTGACCACGTACAAAGTTAATTTGAGAGCCTATAGGGAAGGGAACAGAGTCTGTTGGAACTGTAATAGTTAAATCAGTTACAGTGCTGGTGTTTACTAAATAAAATAGCTTATTCTTGTCTGCAAGAGCGAGCGTGAAGTTCTCACTCTTCTGTTCTACCGTAGCATCGGCTGCAACAGCAGTTACTGAGCCTTGAATGTTAGCGGCAAGGGTCTTTCCTGTAAATGTGCCATCTGGAGTAACTCCAGCAATAATTTCGTTACCAGAACCCTGAAATTCTAAAAGATTTACTGACTGGTTTAGCGCACCTTGAACAATTAAAGGTCTATTAGATGAAAGTCCAGCTGAAATCTTGTTAGATTGAGCTCCATCAGCTGTTTTTCTAATATATTGGGTATGGGAGTCCGCAACAACACCAAGTTCTACGTTAGCAATGCGAGCGGACACGGTACCGAAGGCTGTAGAGCTAGCGTCGTATGTAGTTGATGGGTTTGGTGTAACAGATAGCGCTGGATTTAAACCAAGAGTGGTTTCTACAGCAACAATCTCCTCTTGAAGGCTATTTGGGTGTGAAGCGTCAACTGTATCAACGACGTTTTGTTTAGTGGTAAATACTCTTACCGAACTTGGGTATGATGCTGGCATTTTGTACCTTTCAGTTTTGACTTTCCCCGTTAGGGCCTCTACCAGGGCTGTTCCAGACCGCTATGCTTGGTCTTTCGTCGTTTTTATACAACTTTTTATGACCAAACCTTGAATCCATTGTTTTTTTAGGCTTTGATACTGCTTTTTTAAAGGATGACTTCCTCACGGTGTCCATCCTTCATATCTACTCCACTGTTTAGACATTGTAGTGGCTCCTTTTATCGGAGACATTACATATGTACGTCTATCGCGCTCTTCTCTGTTGTTCTTTTTAGTCTTTATACGTGCGTGAATTGTACTTTTTGCTTTAGGAACGCCATCTTTATGCATTTTTTTTCTTCTTCGGTGTCTTAGGCTGAAATGTTGGTTCAATAATGCTTGTTGGCTTACCAAAGTTAGGGCCTTCATTAAGGTCAACTGCAGGAGTTGCCTTATAAACTTTTTGATAACCAGGAGTTGTCTCACGCTTAGGGGACTTCTTACCTTTTGACTTAGGTGCAGCTGTAGGCTTTGGTCCTGGTAGGGCTTTTTGACCACGGGTAACAGATTTAGCGCCTGGAGAAGGTCGCTTTTCTACTCTTTCAGATTTTACTGTTCTAGGTGCTTGTGGTTTTTCTGAACGTGTAACGCGCTCTGATTCAACCGTAAGAGGTTTGGTCTCATCTTTTTCGCTTGCCTTTTGGGCCTTGGTTACTGCCGAAGCTACTCTGGCAACTGTTACTGCTCGTAGGATACCTTTACCCTTGCCCTTACCTTTAAGGGAGGATGTGGCTTTGCCACGTAACTGGGTTTCTGACGCGCTTCTAGCTGCTTTCATACTCTGATTGTAAGTGTTTCTCTTCGCATTGTCGGGCTAAGTCAGGGACCACATACCTTTTATCGCATAAAGCGCAGGTCCAGCGCTTTAAGCGCTCTTTATCATCCACGTTCTGACCACCACCAACCAAGAAGTGCTACTGTAACTAAAGTTACAAGGAACACCCCTTGGAAGGTAATGTGGGTCAGAAAGTACATTACTTACCGCAGGTTGGGCATTTAGCCGCTGGTGCGGCTGCTCCTGCTGCTTTGAACTTAGGGCGACCAAAACCTACGATAGAAATCTGAACCTTCTTAGGGTTCTTCTTGTAGGCACGGAGTTTCTTTGAAACCTGTCCGCCATTGCGCTGTGAGCCCTTGTCATCTGGGCTGGTGTTTCCTTCGATGCACCAAACAGTGCCATCGCCATTATCTTTGATAACAATGCCTACGTGACTGATTCTATCGACGCCATCTGAGGGGAAATCAAAATAGGCGATATCTCCTGCATCTGGGTCTGCAATGTCTCCATCAATCCATGCGCCAGCCTTCTTAAATGCTGCTGCGCCACCTGGAGTGTAAACGGTATTAGGAACCTTTACACCAGCCTCGTTAGCGCACCAGTTTACGAAAGACCCACACCAAGGCTGAAAATTAGCCTTTGTGTAAGCGCCGTACTTAGTTTCATTATCTTTAGGACCTTCAATGGTTCCTAGCTCTGCTGTAGCAACTTCAATTAGCTTTGCTGCTGTGCCTTGGTCTGCCATTATTCTTTGTCCCAATCTTCGTCAACTGGCTGCTCTTCTGGAACTTCGCCTTCAGCCTTTGTAGCAACGGCTACAGCTGCAGCGGCGACACCAGCAGAGATTACGATGTCCTGACCATTTTGCTTAGCTTCAACACGTAGGTCAGCTTCGCTCTTAGCCTTTGTATCAACTGCAGAGAATGCTGCGTTAATTTCATCAAGGTCAAGGCGTCCATCATTCATAAAGCCGCGTGCTAGCTTCTCTACGACTGCGGCAACTGCTGTAAGACCAGCTACTGTTACTGCTGTAATTGTGTCAACGCCAGCGATAGCACCAGCACCGATTACTGAGAGACCGCTAGCAGCAAATACTGCAAGGATTCTCAGAAGAATGTTTCCTATTGATTTCATTTATTCCTCGTCTTTTGGGTTTCGTAGTGGGTAGGTAACAGCCCAGGCAAAGATAGTTGCCATAATTGCGTAACCGACGACTGTCTTTGCTGAACCGTCTAGTACAACCCAAGCAATGAACATGCCAAGCAGTGTCCATAGCTGGTCAATCATGTCTCTAACTATCTTCATGGCCTTCTCCTAGTTCCTCTTGCATCTCCAGAGGCGCCTCCGCCCCCAGAACTTCCGCCACCGCTTGAACCACCAGTACTTGAACCAGTAGAACCTGTTGCTGCACCAACTGCATTAATAGCAGCGCCTGCAGCCACAACGGCAGCAACTACCATTTCTGTTGCTTCTTCACGTTCTTCGGGGGACATATCAGCACCGATACTTCCAAGTGCTTGTAGGGCTTGACCAGGGTCATCAAATATTGCGCCAATTAACTCCGCAGGGTTCTCTAGTAGCACGAGAGCCGCGGCAACGTCTGCTGTAATTATAACTTCATTACCGTTTTCATCCTGCCTAACCTCGACAGGAGTCTCTGGTGGAAGGTCCTGATAAGCAATTCCAGCATCCTGAATCTGCTCTTTTGTAAGGGTTTCTCCTGGAGCAACAGACTCAATAAGGGCTGTAGCAACTAGGTCCCTCTCAGCCTCGCTCAGCTTGCCATCCTCTTTAAGGGCGTCAACTAGGGCAGTAACCTCTTCAGCAGTAACTTCGCCATCTGCGTTCAGGGCATCCATAACGTCTTCAGCATCAGCAGCGGTAAGGTTGCCGTCAGATAAAACATCTTCTACAGCAGTAGCGACTTCTTCCTCAGTTGTGATATCCTCTGGTAATGATTCTTCTGACGGACTTTCTGGCTCTGTTTCTGGTAACTCTGGTTGTACTTCTTCTTCCACGGGTGTTTCGTCTTCCGAAGGAGTCTCCTCGTCTTCTACGACAGGCTCTTCGGGCGCTTCCTCTTGTGGTTGCTCTTCTATGGGTTCTGATGGCGTTTCTGTATCAGGGTCAGGCTCAGTAGATGGATTTTCAGAATCTGTCGGAGGAAGAGTGGTTGTCTCATCGTCAGAAGGAGACTCTGGAATTTCTGGAACTTCAGGCTCAGTTGGCTCTGAAGAAGAAGCTTCTTCTTGAGCAGCATCTGCAGCAGCCTGAGCAGCAAGGGCAGCAGCAATCGCAGCAGCCTCAGCCTGAGCAGCAGCCATCGCAGCCTGAGCAGCAGCATCAGCAGCAGCAATCGCAGCAGCCTGAGCAGCCGCTTGTTGAGCAGCAACTTGGGCCGCAAGCTCAGCAGCAGCTTGAGCAGCTTGTTGCGCGGCTAGTTGAGCAGCAGCTTCAGCAGCAAGCCGAGCAGCCTCAGCAGCAGCAGCCTGTTGAGCCGCTAATTGAGCAGCCTGAGCCTCCGCTTCAATACGAGAGCTCGTACTGGACACCTCAACAGCCATAGCATTAGCTTTTTCAATAGCAGTATCGGCTAATTGATTAGCAGTTCCCAAAGCCTCAGTAGCAGCAGTAGTAGCAACCTCAGCAGCAGCTGTAACGGTTGTTAGGTTTGTGTTGGCAGCTGTTAGGTTTTCCTGAGCTGTTGTTAGGTTTTGATTAGCATTTGTTAAATTTTGATTAGCAGTTACTAGGGTAGCTTGTGCAGTATCTAAAGCTGCTTGTTGCTCTGGAGTAGCTGAAGACTGGGTAAACTCAGAACCAGGAGCTATAGCCCAACCAGTTTGAGGGTTATGACGGTAGAACCAAACAGCTGCTCCCCCACCATTCTCGTAGTACCACAACTCAAACTCTTTGCTAGTTCCAGCAGCGATAGTGGATGCAGCAATACTTCCTCCGCCACCTTTGTCATACCAATCATTAATAACAAGTTGACCATTAAGATAGAGCTTTACCCCGTCATCTGCTGGAGCATATACGTGGCTTACTTCAACTGAGGGTGTCCAAGTACCTGTGTATTTAACAATTGTGTCTTCTGTTCTATAAGAACCTGCAATAGGTCCTGAACCCCACTGCTCGTTAATTCCATCTGTATCGGTGGTTGTATGAATTAATGGGGTGTTGTTGTTTAAAACTGGGGAAGCGTTCTGTCCATGTGCAGCGTAAACCTCCACCTTTAGTCCAGGAGTAGTAACTTCTTCTACGGCAGCTTGAGCTGTTGCTACTTCAGTAGTAGCAACTGCTACAACAGCAGTCTTATCTTCTACAACAGTAACCGCAGCAGCGACGGTCGAGGTAGCGGTTTCTACTGTCGCTGCTGCGGGTGCTATAAGTGCAGTGGCGCTATCAGCAGCTTGCACTAAAGTTGTGGCTGTAGCTAGTGATTCTTGAGCAGCAGTAATTGCTGTTGTAGCTTCAGTAACAGCTGTTACAACTGATGTTTCGGTTGCAACATTTGTTGGTATAATTGTGTTAGCAACAGTGGCTGTTGCTGTATCAATCTTCTCTTGTATGGAGGTAACAGTAGGTGTCGAAGGAACTGTTGTGGTTGTTGGTGTTGCCTCTGGTGTGGTGGTTTGGGTGGGCGATGGCGTTTCACTGGATGAAGTTGCGGTTGATGATTCAGTTGGACCAGCTGAAGAAGGAGACTCTTGAGGCGAAGGCTCTTGTGTCTGAGTTGCAGAAGTCTCAGGAGAGCTGGTTACGACGGGATTCTCGCCTTGCGATGGAGCACTCGTTACGGTCGCTCCGTCCGAAGGAGCAGGAGTAATCACCTGCTCGTTTGTAGCAGGTTCTTCAGCGTAAGCAGATTGTTGCCCTAGTAAATGAAGGACTGTTGCAAGGAATAGTGCTGCGAGAATACGCAGTTTATAGATAGTTTCTCCTTATTAGAAGGCTATCTTACTATAAATTTAAGTAATTGTTTGGGTCAAATATATTTACAGACTTTAACTTTAGCGAGTCTGCTTTATCTTTTGCGTGATGTCCGCAAAACATTAACTCTCCGTTAATAAAGGTTACAATAACTTGTGCAGCAGCGCTGCAAGCATCACAGCGGTCTTGAGCGGTTAGCTGGCGGTTGACCTCTGTAGTTACCATTGTTATTTACCTTTCTTTTTCTTATCTTCTTTTTCGATAGAACGGGACATCTCATCTTGCGACTCTGCAGTCCAAGACCAGTCTACACCCTCTGGAATATCAAACTGAGACTCAGAACGCTTGTCTGTCACTTGATGCCTTTTCTACGCTTTAACTTAGCTAAAGCGGCTCCGCTTACTGGTCCACCAAGCATATCTGGGTTATCAGTAGCTTCTTGCACTGTAGGGTTTAAATAAACAACGTTCTTTGCACCAGCAACACCTTGAGCAACCTCACGGTCGTACCTCTGTGAAGGAGTCATTTTGCTAGTAATTCGGTCTTCTTGAATCTTCTGTACCCGAGCTCTTTTTTCAAGACCTCGTACGCTTGTCCCTTTTCCACCCATTCCAGGAACAGAGTACTTAGCCTGCATTTTAGACTGCATCTCAGAGTTGATGTCTTCTTGGCTAAGGCCGAACTGGTTACCATTGTGATTCATTATTAGTCCTTATACTTATCTGGGATACCCCAAGCACCACCAGGTGCTGGACGTGTAACCTTTACATCTTCCATACCCACGCCTCTTGCAGAGTTAACTTTATCGGCAAGACGAGCACGTAGAGGCTCGCCCCAAGGCTGAGCACCGTTACCTTTTGTTCTAGGCTTTGAACCTGCAGGGTGAGTTCCTACTAGAGCGCTAAACTGACCGCCATCTTTATAGTTCATTTCTCATTCTCTTTCTTGCCTGCGCGGCGCTTGTTCTCTTTAGCAGTGTTCTTACTGCGAGAGATGGCTCTTAGGTTTCCCTTGGAGTCATTATTATGGTTATTGTCCTTATGGTCAACCGTAATATCTTTAGACTTAATTTTACCGTTTTTAGACTCATAGTCAGCGCGAGCCTTATTCTTTGATGTGGTAACCCACTTACCGCCAACCTTCTTCTTATAAACATAGATTGGACGCCCACCATTGGCGTCAGAGCCCTTATAGGGACCAAACTTCTTTGTCTCAGCCATTAGCAATCCCACTTTCTACGAGCCTTGTTCAAACGGCTGTTAGGGTCTTTAGCAGCCTTAGGAAAATCTTTTGCTTGTCCAGCGCTACGTGCACAGTAGGACTTACGTCGTGCAGCACTCTTAGGGGACTTCTTTGCCTGTTCTGCTGATACAGGTGGCTTTAGGTTATGCCCTTGCGCTTTTGCAGAGGCACGGCCTTTTGCATTAAGTCCGCCTTCTTTGTTCTGTCCCTCTTTGCGTGTCCACGCTGGTGATTTAGCCATTAGTGAGGGTTCTCCTTATGCCAGTCTTTGACGGCCTTGACGCCTTGCTTAATTGTCTTAGAGCCACCCTTTTTTGTCAGGTTAATCTTGTCGTACTTGCCAGCCTTGGCCTTAGCCTCATGGTCAACAATAACATCACCTTTTTTATTCTTCTTAACGGTGTGTTTAACGCCTTTTACTTTAATTGCCTTTGCCACTGCCGCCCTCATATCCTAAGTTAACAGCATCTGCAATACTATAATTTGGAGTATGCATAGCGCCCTCTTTAGAAAGCGTTTTAGCTGGTCGAGTTTCAGGAGCAGATGCACACGCATGTGCATCAGGGTGAAACATTTGTACCGCGCCCTGGCGAGTTGGGACTTTCATAGCGTTAGCTCTAATCTCTCTACCGCAGTTATCGCAGGTAGGAAACTGTCCGCCAGTTCTTTTCATTAGTACGAAGCTCCATTGTTTCCCTGTCCTGGGAACCAGTTATCAAAGTTTTCTTTTCTTCCACCGCCCTGGCCGCCGCCCATTCCTGAGGTCATAGCGTGACCAATCATAGCTCCACGAGCTACTGGACTCTTTGCAACCTTACCAAGCATAGGAAGAGCTCTCTTTGCTCCAGCAGAAACTGCTGGTCCAACTACGCGAGATGCACCACGTAATGCCGCTGGGCCAACTGCGCGAGCAATTGCAGGTCCCGCCACTCGTGCTGCTACTCCAATTAACGGTGCTAAAAATGCTGGCATTATCGGGTTCTCCTATTCAATGAACGGTTAAGAATATCTTGTGCTTGTTCAGATACATTGTATCTTCCATATGATGGACGTGGCCCATCAAACATCCCATTGGTATTCCGACGAATATCATCCGTCTTCTGTTTTGCTTTCGACGAAGGAGTTTTTTTGGTCTTTACACCTTTTTTAGCTGCCTTCTTTGGGTAGGCTTCACCAAGAGCACGTTGAGCGCGTGAGCGTCCTGTTGCTGGGTCTTTCATCTCTTCCACCCCTTTGGTCGCTTGCCGTACTGGTAACTAGTGCCGTAATAATCTTCTGTGCTCATTGTGGTTGGTAATTGGTTACGTCGTGGGAGATGTGCTGATAAATCACCAGTCTCACGTTCAAACTTAATTGGTTTAGGCTTTTCATCGCCTAATGTGCGAAACTCCTCAAACGGGTCTTCTGATGGAATCATGGACGGTTCTTTTCGCAGATGCAGTTACAGTCATCAACATCACAGATGCCGTATCTAATCTCGTGGTCGCACTTGTAGCACATTACTCTGTCAACCCTAGGAACTGCATTCCCTTTGTTAGTCTTTGACCAAGTGTAGGTTTTGGATTGGCGATTGCCATCGCTTCATTATCGTGTCTAGTTGTTGATGGTAGGTCCATACGGGATGCACGACGAGAGATAGATTTCGGAAAACCTTCGGCTCTGTTAGCTGCGTATGTATCTAGGTGGTAAAGACGTGCTTCATCAAACACATTGTTACGTTTAACGATGCCTTTATCGATAGGTCCAAAAGTATCCATGGTTAAAGTTTAGTCTTATTGCTCTGGTAATACTCAATAAAAGCTAATAAGAGCATATCCACCAATTGAGGTGAGTCTTTGTGCTTCTCAATGAAATGAGCTTTCCATGCAACGGCGTTGAATTTACTCGAACCACATCCATTGTGAATATCTGTAAATACAACGCGTGCAAATTTGGAGGTACGTCCCTGGTAATCCAGGGATTCCTCAAGAAAGTCGTAGAAGCTCACCGACGTATAATGACACAAAAGGCTACTGTCTAGACAGGTGAATCTAAAATTTCATCAACCGCGTCATCAATCGTACGGCCACCGTGCTCTGCAGCACAGTTACCGCAGTTCTTGCACATTAGCGCTTAGCGGACTTCTTAGCTGCCTTCTTTGCTGTCTTCTTGACAGCCTTTTTAGCAGTCTTCTTTACCGCCTTCTTGGCAGTCTTCTTGGCTGGCTTCTTCTTAGCGGCCTTCTTAGCAACGCGCTTGACAGGCTTCAAGATTTCATCCAACTCTTCTTCCCACACCTGTGCACCAGTTGTGAGGAACTTATCGTCACGAAGGGCCTTGCCTACAATGGCGACGATGATTGCGAATACAACGATAATTAAAATTTCCATAACCAAATCATAGGGCTACTGCCTTCCGAAATCAAGCTCTACCTGCACATGAAGCCTGGCTACCCTAACCCTCAAGTTGAGGTTTAACCCTGGGGGGGTCGGCGTGTCTGAGAGTGTCGGCGTGTCGGGCAATCCTGTGAGTTT